TACGAACTCTTGTTTCAATAATGTCCGTAATTTTAATTAGCTTGCCACTTGTATTTTCCACTAGTTTTTATCCATATTTTCTGTTATCCACTCAATTACCTCGTCCATTGTATCAAACGCTGGACACATAATAACTGTAGTATTTTTTCCATCATCATCAACATACACCGCATCTGAAGTGTATTTACCTTTATTAGTAATTTGTATGTTATGTTTTTGAAATGTCATTATTTCACCAATCCAAAGTGGCGAGAATACACGTGTAAATTCATTACAGACCAGATAAGCATGCCTTTTTCAATATAATCGTTATGACCATAAGTGTCAGAACACTCATTCCAATCTTTGACGAACTTATCCATGAGATATTGAGCCCATGCATAATCATTTTTGTAACCAAAGACTACATCATTAGAACGCATTTGCGACACCATAGACAAGATACCATCGCGAACATAGAATGTTTGAGCATTAGTGCAGATGAAATCTGATTTACCATTCTCATTGTACTCAGTCCAAATAGATGGACGGTTGTAAACCATTTGAGCACGACGGCTGTCAGGATTTGCCCATAGCTCATTGAAAGCATTTTTATATTGCTGATTATACTTTTCAGAAAATACTAAATGACCATAGTTTGAATTGATGTTACCGTGAGGATCTGCTGAATATTGCCAGGCTTGAGGTGGTTCTTTATCGGCGCCATAAATATCGTGAATATTAGTTGATTGGCTTTCATACCACGCCAATTCTGCATTGATATATGATTGGCTTGGTTCGCCAAAAATAGATGGTTCATCTGCAATAAAGTTTGCACCAAGCATTTCAATAGTCTTTTGGCCAGTTTTATCGGTAGTAAATGCTTCGTCTTTGAGTTCACCAATGAAAAACTCTCGAATATCTTTTACTGTATTATACCGCATCTGTTTCATCCTCTACTTTAAAACGATCATCAATTAGATATAAGTCGCCTTGCATTTCGCACATAACCAAAATAATCATTTGAGTCAATGCATGATGTGTGTGAGGCAAACCGCTTTCAGGATCTAGGTCTTCGCCTGAGTGAAATGCCAATAGGTGTCTCATAATAGAAGCATAGTGACGTGAATATGGAAACTTATCGAGATCCATGCGCCAATTGTTTTCGCCATATTTTTCAGCACCAAAGCCAAAAACCTGGGCAGCCGCGATGATTGCCTCAGGTGGAACTAAATTAATGGGTGGTTTGCCATTGTCAAACTTCATGATTACTCCTATACATCATAGTTATATACCGCACGTGGTTCAGTTTTAATGCTGTAAAAATATTTGATACGTCGTACGCCATCGTGGTCGGTTGTCCAATTGTTGTTATACTTTTCTTGACACTTACGAAGGTTATCGCGTATCGTATCAAAAGGTACAACAGCGCGCCAACGAACATCATAAGTATTCTCTGATAGTTTATTATAACACCCAAAGATAACTTTGTCAACACAATTTGGGTATAAACGACGATTTCTTACAAGTTTATTTGCCATATAATTTGATATGGTTAACCATTTCTTTTCTAAATTGGTTGGTAATTTACCAGGATCTTGAGAGTTTTTAACCTCGGCTTTACCACCATCCCACTCAACATCCCAGTTATGAGAGTCAGGATCTGTTTCATCAAAAGTTTTTGGGTTCATTATCGCGCCTTGACGAGACAAAGCAAACTCTAATGGAACACCTGCCCAGGTATTAGCTAGTACTCTTTCAAACGATCGGCCGCGCCGACGATACGGATCGTTATACATTTCACGAGCCATAGTATGGATGTAATCAATTTCGTCGTTAGACAATTCGAGAATAATTGGTTCAGGTAATTTAAACATCACACACCTTTATAAAAAGATTTCCACTGAGAGCCAACAGTTCCAAGACCATTACCTGACAAATAAACTTGCCACATAATACGGGAAACTTCAGCTGAAGAACGGGCGTTTGAAATGTCTCGTTCCAAACCCATAGCCACAACCTTTCGAGTCTTCCGACGGTCGATTAATTTGGTTGCAGTTTCTTGAGCATCAGTTAAAGACAATTTATCAAGTGTTTGTAATTTTTCCATATCCATAATAGTATTCCTTATGTACGATCATAAACGTAAACGTCGGCAAATTCTGCCAGGCTCAAAGGTAGGCATTGGTCGTAAGACCGTGAGTAACCACGATCACGACGAGCAAATTCAGCACGAGGTCCGCGACCTTGAAGTTTAACCCGTTGTGGTTTATAAAAAGAGAAACGGGAATATTCAGAATTACTGTTTTTGATAAGAGCACGAAGTTCAGATACAAATTCCTGATCCTCAGGTGCTACTTGACCATTAACCATTTTAACAGTGAAACGGTAAGCAGTTGAGAGGCGGTTTTTAGAAGTGAATTTCATTATTTAGGTTCCTTTTCGTTTTACCTTATATAAACAATATAACATATTGAGATAGGTTTGTCAACAGTTAATTTCATTTAATTTCAAGTTTTTTAAAAAAGATTGTTTTTCGTACCGTATAGACATAGACTTCATATTATATTCCTTATTGATAGTACTATTATACTACAATATGAAGCCGTTGTCAACTGTTAATTTGAATTTTTTTTACACATATAAGTATACATTATTT